CCATCCGCGCGACACGGTTGATGAACTCCGGGAAAAGAATTGCCGATTCCGGGGTGTTACTCTGGAAGAACCGAGACCCCTCGCTGGCGGTAATGCCTGCTGACGGAATGGCTCTGGTTACGATCCCGAACCGTTGCATCTGGCGCTCAAAAGCGTCGAGTCCGGTGATCTGTCCGTTCGCATCGCGATCAGACGGGTCGGCCTCTTCCAGAAGAGCGGTCAGGCTCATTTTTCTGTCGGCAGCGGTAGAATACATCTGCGGTGACAGTTTGATGTCCTTGGGGTCGTGACGGACGATTTCAATTCTATGCCCTTCGGGAAGGGTCATAAGTTTGTCCTCGGCGTCAAACACCCGAATTTTGATATCTTTCTCTTTCATTATTTAAATCTCCTTAAAGATTCAGGTAGTTACGCCAACGTCAGTCGAGACGGACAAGGGCGAGTAGATTCGTGCTATCAATAGAATAACACAGATGGCGTCCAGCGGCGTCGTCGGTCTTAATATATCCGGCGGTTGCTCCACCGATGACCTTGGCTCCGACAGTCGGAGTTGTTCCGGCTACGAAAGGAAGCCAGCAATAGCCTCTCTCTTGTACCGAACACATCCCGTCGTTCTCATAACGAGTAAAACGACCGGAAATCTGGTCGTCAGCGGTCACGTTAGCAACGGTAATCCCGGTTCCAACAGTGTATCCTGACGACGGTTTCACAGCATTCCCGACCGCAGAAGCAGTCAGGGCCGTGGCGAAAGTCACAAAGGGTTCTACAAGAATCCCCTCGTAGGCACTTCCTCTAAGCATAGGAATAGTCATTATTAAATCTCCTAAATGGTTGGTTTCCTACTCCGTGGGATTAACCCACTTTATAGGCTTCTGCGGGGACAACGTGAATCTTCGCGGTCGAAGTCGGAACATCATCCTCGATTCTGGTTTCCTGTCCGGGTTTGAGCTTTAAGTCAGCAGCTTTCTTAAAGCTCTCGACTGAAGCCCTAATAATGGCCAGATCGGTTTGTTCTTTAAGATAAGCACGCCAGTGCTTCTCATCGAACTCATTTCCATTGGCACGGACACCCTCTTTGATGGCCGTATCAATGAGATCACTCTTGTAGGTCCGGCCCGCTTCGGCTTCCGCAGTCAAAGTGGCAATGCCATCTTCTGAACGAAGTTCCTCGGGGATGAACTCTACGAGAGCGAGTTTGTCAGATATATCGACCTTTAAAGTCGCCAGTGCGTCAGCAATTTCCTGACGGACAGAAGCAACATCTTCAGCACCTTCAACCTTACGGTCTTCGAGCTTCAGAGTCGGGAATATATCGGATAAACCACGGATAAATTTTACTAACTCTTCCATAGTTTTCTTCTCCTCTCTTTTTGGGTTTCCCTCTGGATCATTAACGACCGGAGGTGTTGGAATTTTTGGTGTTTTGTTTAATACCCTTGTGCCATAAACATACTCAAGGGCTAAGGCATTTTTCTCGGACAGCTTCCCGTCGGCGGCGAAGGCACGGGCTTTATTTACAACCGTCCCCTGCGCGGCGTTCATCGGAACAAGGGAGCTTTCTCTCATTCCTGCGCCATTGACTTCTGCAACACAAAGAACCTTTTCTCCGTCCTCAGTTTCATATTCGATTCCCGGAAGGTGAGGACAATCGCCGGATATAATATCATTTCGACAGATAGAACAGATATATGTACCGGCAGCGCGACCTTCCATCGGGGCTATTGAAAATCCAATAGAACCCCGGCGATAAACTCCGCCCCGGATATTCTTCTCAATATCATCGGTGGTCATATTCCCAAGACCGGTGTTCAAACCCCGGAGAATATAATAATGACCGAGGACGTGTAATCCCTCATAGCCTTCCCGTGTGGTGAGCTCTCCCATAAAGGATGACCCTATCGGCATATCAAGGGCTCCCCCTCCAAACATTCCCCCACCGTGGGCTAATTGAAGGGCTCGACCGGATTGAAGGTCAGATACAAAATTATCCAAGGAAGAGCGTGTCATTCTGGTTGAATATGCGTCCCGGAGTTCGTTGGAAATCCACATAGGAAAGATGAAAACATCCTCGCGGTTCAAAGTGTCTTTTGAAATTCGGTTAATTGAATCCATCTCGTGATCGGAGAGGTTCTCGCCAGAGCGATACTCCTGACTTACTATCTCGGTTGATATGCGGTCCCCGTCGCTGTCATCCGCCGCCAACTGGTTGTTTCTGGTAATATCAAAACCTAAATCGCCGAGATTAGTTTCCCGCGCACGGAAGTTATTCCTTTTCATTTCCAACTCCTTATCGAGTCCTATTTCTTTTTTATGTTGATTGAGATGTTCGTTATTATTGCCAGCTTTCGACAGAGCTTCTATCAATCCGCTCTTGCTGAGAAAGAGCTCCCCGGAATTGTATTTACCGGAGTTATCACTTCTTCCGGTTACCTTTCCACCCTTCACCCAATGGTGAGGAAACTGCTTATCGACGAAAGCCAGTTCCGGAAGTTTTCTCTGGTCTATGCTCGACCATCTAGGCTCACGAGGGTCAACGATTGAATTATGAACAAAGAATTTACGACCGACACCGGGACGACTAGCTCTCCTCATTTTTCCCCCACACTCAGAACAAGTGATATCCTGACAATGACTTTCAGAGGTTTCTTTGTGACCACAATCAACGCACTCACAATCATATTCTTCTCTATCGGTCCGATTCTTTTTTGTCATTTTACCTGTTTCCTCCGTCCATCCATACAGGGACGAATTTGCGTGTCTCCGTATCGTCTTCTTCCCTACTTATATCCTTTTTGGCAACTTTTTTCACGATAACGTCTTCCCTCATCTGTTCATCTGGACGAGCCAGCGGTTCAATTATATTAAAAACAGCCATATCCTTCCCCTATTTATCCCCAAAATTAGGGATTGATTTAATCTCTTCACAGAAATTGGCGTCGGACTTCAGCCAACTAATCACTCTGTATTTCCGCAGATTAAGAATAGCGATTGATTCCAGAGTCTTAAACCCCATTCTGGTCAGGGCTAAGAATGATTCCTTAACCGCAGACTCTCCACGATCACGCTCTTGGCTTTTTGTGCAAAACATATCCATTCCTCAATAACAATCCTTTCGCTTCTTCTATTCCCCCGGTTGTCCCGGTTCCCGCTGCATCTCCCCCTCCTTCAATCGTTTCACTCGCCCCAGCTCCAAACATAGCAGTCTCTTCACCCTCGGCAGTTTCCGCGTCAATCAACATCGAAGCCGCTGTATCGTGGCTGATATATCCAGCGTCACGGATGAAGGTTACTCTCTTCGCCTTCATCAATTCCGCTTCCTCCTGCTGAAATGGGGACTCCGTGGGAATGGGGTCATACACCAACTCGGCGTTCCCTTGCATACCTGCAAGATTAAGAGCGAAGGTTAAGGCATCGTTGACTATCCGGCTGGCGCACTTTTGGAAACTCTCAACGGTTTTGACCTGAATCTTCCACTGGACAGAACCATAGGTCTCAGTTATTCCCCGGTGTTTGTTAATGAAGATGGTGAGAATGTGCATCGCGTTTGCGAGGTTCTTATCAACGGTGTCCATAATCGCCCGTGCGTTCGATCCGAGGGCTTGGCTGGGTTCCTTGATATCCACTTTAACAGCATCGGTATGGATGAAGGCGTCATCGGGGTCTATATGAGCATATTCTCCTTTAATGAGGTCCATCTGTGTGTCCATAAACTCAACGAGTTTTTTTGGATTGGCGAGGATATTTCTCGGTGCGTTTGCCCGGATTACTTCCTCAAGAATAGATACATCCAGCCGGGGCCACGCCTGATTGTGGGTTACTCTCTGAAGATCATCCATCATCTGCATTTGAAAGAAGATAATCTGAAGCATAGAGACTATGGGGGAAACACCGATAGGATTCCCAATATCGACATCGAGGGGAACATAATAAAATCCGGCCTTCTCTATCCTCTTCATTCCGGTCATCTGCTGTTGATAAGCAACGTATCTTTCCTGTCCATCTGTCATAAGTTCAGACTTGAATTCGAGCGTAGCGGGGTCCACTGCAACTATATCAAGAACAGTTCTTAGATCAGGAGCAAGGATAGTTTCACAGGAGGATGCTCCTAGAACGAGCGTAGTTTTATGCAGCGAATCCAAGAAAGCGTCAAAGCCGCCACGTTCCCGGTTCACGTTAGCAATCACCTCGTTCATTAAGTATTCATAGCCTTCTATATTTTCCGAACCATCGAGATTTGAACACTTGAGCGTCCAGCCGGAAGCGGCGAGGCGGAGGAGGGTCCAGATAGCCATTGAAGCGTCAGGATTGAGGTAATGGAGGTTTTTAAGGAGGGTTGTGGTTGGATAAAGTCGGAGTGCGTCAACATCCATATCGAAGATATATTCTCTCTTTGAAACAAAGCCGGAGCCGCCCCCATAACTCCCGAGAATAGAAGCTCGGGTGGCTTGACCGGATTCTATCTTCCCGGCGAGATTCTGTCGCAGAGGAACAGAGCTTTCCTTTTTCTTCGGAGCTCGTTTCAATTTGCCTTTCAGGGAAAATAGTTTTTTCATTTGATCCATCCTTTCATTCCACCAATTAAAGCGGTTGTTCCTACACGGGCGTCCTCATCCCGAGGAAGAGGGATGGGACTGAAAGCAAGAGCGAGGGCATCGGCTCTGTCTGGAGATTTCATTCCCTTTAATTCAGGGTTTCTCCTCAGTTCGTCCTTACTCAATAGTTTAAGCACTATTTTATTAGCCTTCCTCCTGTAGTCAACCATCGTCCTTTGATAGAGTTGTGATTTTAATACCGGGTCATCCGGAATTGATATCGGTTCGTTTGCAAATATATTAGCCAGATAAGCGAACATCTCCGTTCCCCAATCATAATAAAAATCAGGGTCTTCAGCCTTCATTCCGAAGTTAATGGGAATAGCCATAAACCCTTCTGCGAGAAGGAGGTCCGTCAAGCCTCCCCCGACACCGCCGTCGTCTACTTTGATCGGAATTTGCTTCTTTATCTCATATCCTTGAAGAAGAGACTTCACTCTTCCCATACACCACGTTATTCTATCCTTCCCACTATGAATGTAAAAATCCGCTTTGAATCCGTGGCGAATAACAATTACAGTTTCATTTTCACCTCTGCGGGCCACATCTATTCCAACCTCTATGTCCCCTCCGGGACCGGTGGTCCGCTGTGACGCGACTTCCACGTCTCTCAAACTGATAAGCGTTGTCGTGCTGAGTTCCGGAATCTGTCCCATAACCATTGATTGATAAAAAGGACTATCTTCCCCATATGACTTTCTCGCTTGCTCACACGCTTCGTTACTTACATTGTCGCTTTCCCATCCGGTGCAAGTTAAATGGTTCCAATTCGCCGCCTTGTTCGGGTCGAGCGAAACCTGACAGAATTCCCCGATAGGAGCCATTGGAGGAGTTCCGGCAATTAACCATCTTTTGATTCCGCCCTTTCCTCTTAACAGCCGTTCCCCTCCTCTCCAGATGGGGTCCGGGATTCCTTTGGCTTCATCGAAAATCAACAAGATATTCTCGTT